CTACGAGTCAATGGATCACTACCTGCGCCAGCTATCGCTGGACCTGGTCGTGATAAATGGCTACGACCACGAGCCAATCAGTCGCTACAACGTGGCGCCGTCTACCCGCGTCGAGGTCATACGCCAGGTAGATGGTGGACTGTGCGTGGATCGGGTCAAGTGGGGATGGTCGCCATTTTGGGCGAAGGGGAAACGTCCTGATCCGATCAATGCTCGGGCCGAGACAGTGGTGACAGGAAAATTCTTTAAGGGCCTGTGGCCGAACGGCAGAGCCCTGGCTCCTGCAAATGGCTGGTTTGAGTGGCTACCTGATCTAGCGGACCCGAAGCGCAAACAGCCCTACTACATCACGGGCGCCGACGGCGCCCCGCTGTACTTCGCTGCACTTGCTGAGGTGCACCAGAGCCTCGAGCCGGATGAGCGCGATGGATTCGTGATCATCACAGCAGCAGCCGATCAAGGGCTCGTCGACATCCACGACAGAAAGCCCCTAGTGCTGACGCCAGAAGTGGCCAAGGAATGGTTAGACCCAGCCACAACGCCTGAGCGCGCGGCGGAGATCGTCGAGGCAGGATGCCGGCCCGCTCAGGATTTTCGCTGGTTCGCTGTAGGTAAAGCGGTAGGCAACGTGCGCAACCAAGGGCCAGAACTGATTGAACCGGTCAGTGAGGAGAGCCGCCAGGGCGACCTAGAGCTCTAAGCTGGTAGTCGGTGACTGCCTGGAATTGGGATTCTGCGATCAGTCGTAGTCGCTCAATCTTAAGGGGTGACGCGCCATCGGCCTGTGCTTGGTGATAACGCTTCAGTGCTTCGACTGCATCGGTGTACATCGGATGATCTGGGAACAGTAACGAAGGAGCTTTTGACATTACGGAGCCCTCTTTCAGCAGTCGCTTTTCAATGGATAGTATCAGGCGGATGCTTGGCTTCGATCAGCTGAAAATCGATGACTGCATGGTAGAGGGAGTCCGCGACAAGGCGTAGCCGCTCCACCTCTTCAGCAGGCGCGTTAGCGGCCTCAGCCGCCCGGAACTCCCTCATGGCGTCGATCGCCTGCTGAATCAGAGCCTCGCCGGCCTCAACAATCCCAATGAAAGAACGCTTGACCACAAGTCACTCCTAGCAGCTGATAAGAAGCATAGGGTAAAACGAGCCAAGCATCTGCAAAGGACAAAAAACTCTGTATTTCAGAACAGTTGACCCAACTCCGCTGGCGTCCAGTTCATGATAATTAACTCACCGGCCATCTCAGCCTTGCCCTGACGCTGGTTGGTCGTTGTGTAGCGAATATCCACGCACTCAAAGTGGAAGCCATCGAAAACACGGCGAATATCAGGGTGATCGTTGATGCTCACCATCACCTTGCCTTTGCATGTGCGCATGAACTCGGCCATGCGCTCATATTGATCGAACGGGAAGTCGACCCCATAGCCTGCGGTCTGCCAATAAGGCGGATCCATGTAGAAGAACGTATGCGCTCGATCATAACGCTCAGCGCAGTCGAGCCATGAAAGGTTCTCCACGTAGGTGCCGGCCAGCCTTTGCCAGGCTGCAGAAAGGTTCTCTTCAATGCGCAGCAGGTTGATGGCAGGGCCAGTGGTGGCGGTACCGAATGTCTGCCCAGTAACCTTCCCACCGAAAGCGTGCTGCTGCAGATAGAAGAAACGGGCCGCGCGCTGGATATCGGTCAGCGTCTCCGGTCTCGCCATCTTTTGCCACTCGAAGATCTGCCGTGACGACAGCGCCCATTTGAACTGCCGGACAAACTCCTCCAGATGGTTCTGGACTACCCGGTATAGATTCACTAGGTCGCCGTTGAGATCATTCAAGACCTCCACTTGGGCGGGTTGCGGGCGCATGAAATAGAGAGCGGCGCCGCCGGCGAAGACCTCGACATAGCATTCATGAGCAGGGAAAAGCGGGATCAAGCGGTCGGCTAGGCGGCGCTTGCCGCCCATCCACGGAATGATTGGGTTAGTCACTTTGCAAACCTTTACTGTATGGATGAACAGGTGCTAGGCTCGCCGTGCTTTGTGCACAGAGCGGGAGCCTTGGCTGGGCTTGCAGGTATGGTCTGCGGGTTCGGCGGTCAGCAGGGATGTTGACGCATCCCCGGTGGCCGCTCTCTTTGCATGAAGCCTTCGAATTTATTCGCGGGCGCTTACTGCCGCCCGCTTTGCGACTAGGGCGTCGTACTCACGCTCGCACTGCTGGCCGGCAACTCTGGCCTGGTCAAACGCTGCCGCCAGCTCTCCCGCTCTTTCATCAGCCCGTGCGAGCAGGTCGGAGAGCACCATGGCGGCGCGGGTGGCTGTCTGGCCTCTGGTGATAACGGCGGTATCCTGGCCGGGGCAACTGACGGCGGCAGCGAATTGGGAGGTTTCGCTGCGCAGCCGCTGGCCAGCAGCATCGGCGTCAACAGCGCCAGCATCAGCAATCGTTCGTTCTTCCTGGGCATGGGCTCTCGCCTCCTCCTGCGCTGCGGCGCGTCGTGTTTCTTCCTGCCGGGCACTTCGCTCGCCGATCACCTCGGCAAGCCGGTTACCGCTGTCTCGTTGCGCTGATGCCTCTCCGGCGTTCGCTCGCTCTACCGAGCGACCGTGCTGATAGGCCGCCCCGTGGGATGCCAGCAGTACAGCAAACGTCAATATGGCCCAGCCCTTCATGTCAGCGCCCGCCGTATACCTTCGTCGATCACCTCGGCCTTGTATGGGTTGCCGCCATTCTCGTGGACGATGATGCCCACCACTGCCTCCCGCAGAACCTCTGGCTTGGAGATGTCTATGGAGTCGCGTACCCCGACCCCGAGCCGCTTGGCGATGGCCTGCGCGTAAGCCAGCGTGTTGTTCTCGCTAGACGGCGCCCAGCGGCTGATGAATTCCAGCGGAGTATCGATACCAGAGCGGCCGACGCCTGGCATGCCATCTTTGCCCCCGTAGTTGAGCAGAAGCTTGCCCAGGGCACGGATGCCATTTTCAGCTTGGTCAAACCGGGCAAAGCGCGGCTTGGCCACGCCCTCCTCGACGCCCAACTGACCCTGCCAGGCATTCCGTGGGTTGAAATCGATATTGCCGGGGTTGTTGTTCCGGACGCCGCGAGGGGTTGCCATCATGCTGGCTCCTCCGCCGGCACTTGCGGTTCAACCTCGGCAGGCTCTTGGGCGGTGACCGTGACCTCAGCCTTGAAGACCTTGAGCACCTTCGCGGTGGACAGAACTACCCGTGGATTGGCCCGCAGCTCCTGAGTAGCAGCCGCTTCGGCCTCAGCCTCGGTGGCGAACTGGCGCTTGTTCAGCGGGTTGTAGTCGTTGATGGTGTCGATGACGATGAAAGGCATGGGTTTTCTCCAGGCAAAAAAAATACCGCCGGGCGGCGGTTGGGTTTGAGGTAACGCTAAGGGTCAGGCGGGCTGTGCCGGCCAGTCGATCAATTCGGGATAGCCGGGCTGCTCGGGCAGGCGATTCAATGCAATCCGGTAGCGCTTCCAGTCCTTGAGTGCTGCTGCCTCGGCATCGGTGGCTTCCTCCAGCTCAACAGCATCCTGGAGAGGCGCAATAGCGGAATCAGCTACCTGTCTGAGGCTCTGGATTTGCTGGGTCACCTTGGCCGCCAAGACTTGTGTGTGCTGCTGCTCCTTCATCTCCCGAGTCACCATCTGGCTCCAGTCGATCTGCATTTTCTACCTCAATGTTGTAGGGGGGGAGTTGAACAGTGCCATCGCCAAAGAGGGTGATGGCCTGAGGGAAGCGGGTCGATTCCGGAGCGTTTAATCCGTGGGGCAGGATTAGAGTGAACTCGAGTTCGCCATTCATCCGGGTGACCTCTCCCTTGAACCACTCGCTGTCGACAGCGCCAGGTGGAAGAGTTGCTCCTTCAGGGAGATTGGAGAAATCGAACTGCTCTCCGTTGAGGTACAGGACGTCTCCCGCTCGGTATAACGAAAGCGGATAGTCCCGATAGGATGGAGAAAAACTGATTTTCATTACTGCCAACTCCCTACTGCAATGGCCGATACAATGAATGCCTGTGCTACAGCTGGGCCGTTACGGACCCAAAGGGTGCAGGACGCCGTCCCCCAGTTCCCGGTGTGGATATAGCCGAAGTGATCCACGCTCTGCATTGGCTCAAATGACGCTGCGGGGCTGTAATTCAAATTGGCGAACGGCGCCGGGAATGTCCAAAGAAAGTTCCCTACCGCTGTCGCCCCCACCGAGGCCGTTTGAGCCCCACTTCCCCGCGGTAGCACGCACACCTGCATCCCATTAGCGAATCGGTAAGCCGTGCCGTTGGCGTTGGTGATCACTTGCTGGAGCGCTGTGCCTGACGCTACGTTGCCGAGAATAGCTGCTACAGCCGCTGCGCCGAGGCCCAGGCCTGTCCGCGCAGCAGCTGCAGTAGTTCCGCCCGTGCCGCCTTTCGCAACTGGAAGCGCTGCAGGTATCGAGTTACCACCGAACGCTGCGTAGATCTCGTCAAAGTTCGCAATCGCTTTGACCCAGGCACTGCGTCGATCATCGCCACCTGTACCGCTCGGCGCGGTGCCAAGGTTGATCACTTGTTTTGTCATTATGCTGCCTCAAAGTGGCTTCATTGGCCTGGACGCAAACAGCGTCCGCCCATTAGCCGTAAGCGGGTTAATGCCAGAGCCGTTATCGCAATACATCTGCAACACCGACCTGTTACTGGGCAAGAACCCGCCAAAGTTAGCGCGCAGTGGCTGCGTGGTCTGTCCGATGTTGGTTACCGAAAACAGCGCATTGGCCAGAACATAATCCTGATAGTTACCGGTCCAAGGCATCTGCTGGCTCGGGCAGTAATAGGCGCCACTCGCTATCGGATCGCCCGCTTGAACAAATGAACTGGAGGCTGGCTGCCCATTGAGTAGGGCTAGGTTAGCAGTGGTGACAAAAGTCCTGCTTCCAGAGCTGTTGCGGACCGATGCCCCGTATTCCCCCGACGGGGTAGACGGCGTTAGATAACTTGCGCAATACCAGTTGATCATCATGGGATAGAGCGCAGTCTCTCCGTGTGCCACCTGATTGTTCCAAGCCTTCAGCCGAAATCCCGTCCAGTTCCCAGGACTACCTTTGACCGAGAAGTTGCCCACCATCATGTAGTTGTCCGCGTTGAGAAAGACCAAAGGCCTTTCGTACGTGGTGATGGGCGAGGCGAAGTCCACATCGGCCCATTGGATCTGGTTTTTGCTTCCAGGACCTTGAAAGCCAATGTTGAATCTGCCGTTGTGGCGAACCGTGAGCACCTGGTTGACCGAATCGATCTGCGTGCGAATGTTGTTGTTCGACGCGCGGATGCCATAGGAGCCAGGAGCAGCGAATGGCTCGCCACCCAGCGAAAGGATCATCACTTGCCAAGCGCGGGTGTAGGGCTGCCGCAGCTGCAACTGCCCCGTCGAGAACCAGGCTTGAGGGCTGGTCGTGTTTTCGCCTCCGTCATACAACGCATCCACCACCACGAAGGACTGCGCCTGGATCTCCGGTATAGAGATGTACTGGTCGAATGCGCCGTTGCCGGTCACCTGCATCATCTTCAACGATCGCACCGAGGTGATCGTGGTATCGAGGGTAATGACCCCGGACGTGTCCCGCGTCCGAAGTCCGTACAGATCAGCCATCAGGTAAGCCTCCCCACCGCAGTACGCTCTATGCCGTTGGCGTCGTAGACGTACAAGCCGCCGTTATTGAGCAGCGTCGATCCGTTGGCATCCTGCCCACGAATACTCACGGCCCCCGTCACAAAGTTCAGCTCCAGCAAGGGCAGCCCTTGTGAGTTCACCGCCTGGGAGCGGATCGTCATGCCGGCCACGATGTTTTGGATGAACGCCTGGTTGATCACCGCCTGGTTGATGAACACCTGCCCGTTCGAAACAACAAACGGCAGGGTCACCTGCCCCGACGACTCGTCGACGATTGCGAAGCGCTGAGCGAAGGCCAGGATCTCTCCTGTTTGCCCATCGCTCCCTATTGCAATGCCGGCCATCACCCTCCGACCGCCTGTGATGGTTTCAGCCTTGATCGTGGTCATGGCCGAGACCCGTCCATCAACCCCGGCGATCGTCTCCGACACCTGCTGCACCGATGCACTCACAGCCTGCACCGAACCCTCCACATCGCCGACCTGCGACTGGACAGTGTCCACCCGCTTGCCCATGGCGACACCATCCTCAATCCGGGCCGACTGCTCGGTCCAGACACCGACCAGGCTGCCGATAGCGCCGGCCAGGCCGGTGCTATCGCCTTCCATTTCCGGGTTCACCTGGACATACAGCCCATCCAAACGGCTTGCCTGAGCGGTAATCGCCGTCCCTTGCTGGTTCACCGTGGTGTTGAGTTGGCTGATGGCCGTGGCCTGCCCGCTCACCGCCCGCGCGGAAGGTCCAGCCACGAACGGCGAAGGCGTGTTGCTCTCCCCCACCCGCTTCTCGATCATCACCGAATCGATGATGGCCGTGAGCCCGGAAACAGCGCTCATGTTGAAGTAGATGGTGACACCGACCTTGGCGCTGTCCGTGACTGTTACCGGGAAGGTCACACGTGTCCGCGTCGTCGGCAGGGCAAGCGTGGGCCCATACCGATGCGTGCCGTTGTAAAGCGAGATGCGCCCGTTGGTGGCAGCGCTGCACTGGATGTACATCGACACCAGGTACACGCCAGGCTCAATCCGCACGTTCCAGCCGGCCAGGTTGTTGGTCGGGCTCAGCATCAGAAAGCTATTGGTGCTGCTGCCGGCCTGGTAGCCGAAGCCGGAATCGGCATCCGGTACCGCCACCCCCTCCCGCGTCACACCGCTACCCACTGACGTGGCCGGAAGCGTGGTGGAAGTGAGCCAGCTGTAGTCATCCGCCAGCAGATTGGAACCACTGCCCCCAATGCCACTGATGGAGCTCTGGAGCTGGGTGACTGCCTGTCCCTGCGAACTCAGCGTGTTGCCCTGCTGGGTCACAGTACCCTGTAGGCTTTGCAGCGCGCTGTTGTCCGCCTTCCCTGCCACGGCGTTGTTCAGCTGGGTGATGGCCGATCCCTGGCTGGAGACCGCACCCTCTGTCACCGACACACGGGCGTCGACCGATTGCAGTGCGCTCGCCTGGGCATTGTCCTGGCCGGCGCGCTTGCGTGCGATCGGCGAGGACAGGAACACATCGGCCGCATCGCCTACCGATACGCGGAACGTCATCGCCATTCGCACACAGCCGGCCGGTACCGTGGCCTGCCCCGTCAGCTTCGTCCAGGATTGCGCAACATTCGTAAGGCGAACACCGTCACCTGCGGCGACCACCCAGTTGTGGCCAACGCTCGTTCCGTCGAGATCATAGAACTGAATCCACAGCCCATGCTGACGCGCCACGGAACTGTAGGCGTACAGCTCGAAGTCGTAGACCTCACCGCCAGCGACCGCGATTTGCGAGGTCACCGCGTTCTCCGGCGGCCGCACGTTCAACGCACTCTGGAAGCCAAGGTAGTTGTTGCCCGTAGACGTTGCCACGGGCCACTTCACCACCCGGGGTGACGGCGCCCCAGCAGGCACCGAAGCATCGTTGCGCGCCAGCACGCTGAACCCTGGCGAACCAGAGAACACCGGACCATCCGCAAACGCCGGGTTGAACAGCAGGTTTTCAGCCGAAACCACACCGACCGATGCCTTGATGTTGGTGATATCACTGCCTTGCGCCGTGATGGTTGTGCCCTGCTGGGTGACCGTGTTGGTCAGCGCCTGGACCGTTGACGCATCAGCCTTGGCGGCGACCTGGCTCAGTGCACTCGCGGCAGCGTTAGCGGCGTCCGTTGCCACCTTGTCAGTCACCGCGACCCAGGCACTGCCGCTCCACCGCTTGGGCGTGTTGGCGTTGCCCGTGGTGTCGATCCAGAGGTTCTGGGCCAGGCGGTCAGCCGTGCCTGGCGTGGCGCTCTGGATGATCACCTTGCCCTTTCCGCCCGCCAGGTCCGAAGCAGCTTGCGCCGCTTGCTGTGCCGCGGTGACGTTCTGGTTGGTAGTAGAAAGGCTGTTCGTCAGGCCGGTGATGGCCGAGACTTGCGAAGTCAATCCAGACTCGGTCTGCGACACTCTGGAGTCGAGCGCCTGGGTGGCCGAAGCCAACGCCGACTCGCCCGCGCCCTGCCGGCTAACCTTCAGATTGGCGACCCACATCTTGAAGCCAACCGGCGCTACACCCTCAGGCACAACATAGATCCTGAATCCAGACGCCCCAGCCGGGATCTTGTACTGCGCCGAAAGGAACTGCCAACCGCCAGTAGCTGCGACGTAGCCCAGGATTCGAATGTTGCCGACACCCATGGTTTCTCCGGCAGCATCGACCGGGGTGATAGCGATCTTCCCTGCGTTGGTCGCCGCGTTCTCACAGAACATGTGGCACGACAGGTTAATCACATCCCCAGCGTTTGCCCGACTGAAGATCTGGTAGGTATCGCCGATCTTGTTGGTCGACAAAAGCACGTTACCACCCCAGCCGGTATCGGCCGCCTTCTTCATGCGCCACAGAAGCCTCTCTGCAGGAGCATTGGGGGGCACGCCGGAATCAGTGGCGTTCGCATAGTCCATCTGGTAGATGGCGCCGTTTTCGGTCTTGAGTTGCCCTGCCGCGTTCCAGGTCGGATTAAGCAGCACATCCTCCTGAGCCGAGTTTCCTAGCGCTGCGCTGATGCTGACAATGCTGCTGCCTTGCGATGACAAGGTGTTGCCCTGCTGCGTCACAGTCGTTTGCAGCGATTGAACCGCCGAGGCATCTGCTTTCGTGGCGACCAAGGCGTTCGCAGCCGCAGCAGCGGCAGCCGCATCGGTAGCGACCTTATCGGTCACCGCGACCCACGCCGAACCGTTCCAGCGCTTCGGCGTATTGGCGTTGCCGGTCGTATCGATCCACAAGTTCTGCGCAAGACGGTCAGCTGCAGCCGGGGCGGCTGACTGATACAGCACCTTGCCCTTCGCTCCAGCCAAATCCGACGCAGACTGCGCAGCTTGCTGGGCCGAAGTCACGTTCTGATTGGTGGTGGTCAAGCTGCTCTGCAGACCGGTGAGCGCAATACCCTGCGAGGTCAATCCTGTTTCAGTTTGCACCACTCGGGCATCAAGCTGGCTGACAGCGTTTGCCAGGGCGCCGACCTGGCCGGCGCTGTTGCCTACCGTGAACGTGGATGGCTCCACGCCAGCCCCAACCTGCTCCTCAAGCATGAGGCGGTCCACCAGGACGGCAATCCCGTCCTTTGGATTGGCAGATGCAGACACGCACACGACCATCCGATCAGCTACAAATGCAGGGCTGGTAACATCGAACAAAACGCTATACCGAGCCCACTGATCGGTGATAGCAACGTCCTGGCCAGGCGCAAACCTGACCACACCGTCCGCGGTGATCGTGCGCAGGCTGACCTGCATCTGCTTGGCACCGGAAGTACTTTTGGCGTCCCAAGCCAGGATGTACTTCTTGTTCTTCAGGGCAATATTGGCACCCGAGTAAATGTTGTTCGGGGCAAAGTAGGTCGTGCCGGAGCCGGAAGTCTGGAGTAGCCGCAGCACATAGCCATTGAAGCCATGCGGGTCAGCCTCCACCGAGGCTGTCTGCCCGCCGCCCAGCACCAGCGCAGGCACAGTAGCGCCAAACACCGCGTACTCGGCAGGCATCAGGTTGGACCCGCTGCCCGCGATGTTCCCCACCGCTGCCTGCACATTTGTCAGCGCCGTTCCCTGCGCCTCGATCTTTCCCTCCGCGCTCGTCACCCGGGTACCCAGGCTATTCACGGCGGTTGCGTCGGCCTTAGTCTGCGCCAGTGCCAGCGCGTTGGCCGCGGCGGCCGCCGCATCGGTGGCCACCTTGTCAGTGACCGCTACCCAGGCAGAACCGCTCCACCGTTTGGGGGTGTTGGCCCCGCTGGTGGTGTCGATCCACAGGTTTTGCGCCAGGCGGTCAGCCGTCGCAGGGGCGGCCGATTGCACGATGACCTTGCCCTTGCTACCGGCAATGTCGGACGCCGCTTGCGCGGCCTGCTGGGCCGCCGTGACATTTTGGTTAGTGGTCGTCAGGCTATTCTGCAGACCGGTAATTGCACTCCCCTGGCTACTAACACCTGATTCAGTTTGCGAGACTCGAGCGTCGATGGACTGGACAGTCGAAGCAAGTGCCCCAACTTGGCCAGCCGTTGGACCGGCCACATAGGGAGACGGCGTATTGCTCTCACCGATGCGAGCTTCGACCATTACCGAGTCGATGATCGCGACAATTCCAGCCAGCGCATCTGTGTTTGGATAAATGGTAAGAGATACCAGCGCGCTACCCGTTACCGTCACAGGGAATGTTACCCGGGTTCGTGTCGAGGACAGTGGCACCACCGGGGAGTAGCGGTGCGTCCCATCGTACAGTGAGACACGGCCACGACTCTCCGCACTGACCTGGATATACATTGAAACCAAGTAGGTACCCGGCTCGATGCGGATGTTCCGCCCGGCCGCGTTGTTGGTAGCCGATAGCATCAAGTAAAGACTGGTGGTCACGACAGTTCCGGCATTGGTGCTGAATCTGTAGCCAAATCCGGTATCTGACTCAGGCACCGCAAGACCGGAAATTGTCGCATGACCTCCCGACGCAACGCCGGGCAGGAGTGCTGAGGTTAGCCAGCTATAAGGTGAAGGCAGCAGGTTGGACCCGCTCCCGGCAAGACTGCCGACCGAAGCCTGCACGCTCGTCAGCGCCTGACCCTGCGCAGTGATCGTGTTGCCTTGTTGGATGACCGTATTGGATAAAGCGGTCACGGTAGAGGCATCAGCCTTGGTCTGCGCCAGCGCGCTTGCCGCAGCCGCTGCAGCCGCCGCATCCGTGGCCACCTTATCTGTCACGGCCACCCAGGCACTGCCGTTCCAGCGTTTCGGGGTGTTGGCATTGCCGGTAGTGTCGATCCAGAGATTCTGGGCCGCACGATCGGCTACCGCCGGTGCTGTTGCCTGGAACAGCACCTTGCCCTTGCCGCCGGCCAGGTCCGACGCGGACTGGGCTGCCTGCTGGGCTGCAGTGACGTTCTGGTTGGTGGTGGTCAGGCTGTTGTTGAGGCCAGTGAGTGCCTGGCCTTGCGACGTGATCGTGTTGCCCTGCTGAGTCACGGTCGTGGACAGCGAATCAACAGCAGAGGCATCGGCCTTGGTCTGCGCAACCGACAACGCACTGGCCGCAGCGGCTGCCGCATCAGTGGCCACCTTGTCAGTGACCGCTACCCAGGCGCTGCCGCTCCACCGTTTCGGCGTGTTGGCATTGCCCGTCGTATCGATCCAGAGGTTCTGTGCCAGGCGATCAGCTGCGGCAGGAGCAGCAGACTGGACAATCACCTTGCCCTTCCCGCCGGCCAGGGTGGAAGCATCCTGCGCCGCCTGCTGCGCGGCCGACACGTTCTGGTTGGTAGTGACCAAGCTGTTTTGCAGGCCGGTCATAGCCTGGCCCTGAGACGTGATTACACCCTCTGCATCAGTGACGCGGGTCGACAGGTTGTTGACCGCCGAGGCATCGGCTTTGGTCTGCGCCACGGTCAGCGCGTTCGCTGCTGCCGCTGCTGCGTCGGTTGCAACCTTGTCGGTGACCGCTACCCAGGTGGTGCCACTCCAGCGCTTTGGCGTGTTTGCGTTGCCGGTGGTATCGATCCACAGGTTTTGCGCCAGCCTATCGGCTACTGTCGGCGTTGCCGACTGGACGATAACCTTGCCCTTACCACCTGCCAGGGTGGCCGCGTCCTGAGCGGCCTGCTGGGCAGCGGTTACATTCTGGTTGGTGGTGGTCAGGCTCGACTGCAAACCCGTGATCTGGGTCGCCTGCGAGCTGGTGGTGCCCTCCAGGCTGGTGACCTTGGTCTCCACGGTCTGCACGCGGGCGGCGAGCCCGTTGGCCGACTGAACAACTTGGCCGACATCGGTCCAGTAGCTGGCATTAGGCGGCGCGGTATTTTTCGGTACTGCCTTCGATGCCTGGTACAGCTTGCCGTCGGTGCCGAGCACTGTCTGGCCAGCCGTGTAGGTTTTGTCGGCGTTGTACGGCAGCGATTTGGCGATCTGGCTGACGCCGTCGATCTGTCCCTGCAGGTCCTGCGCGGCCTGGTCGAGGTCCTGCTGCACCTGCCGGGCCGCCTCGGCAACTTGGTTAATGGCTTGCTGAGCCTGCTGGGTGGCCGTGTCCAGGTTGGATTGGACCTGCGTGACCGCATCGCCCAGTTGGTCGGTGATCTCGGTGACCTGCTCGTCCAGCTCTTTCAGACGGCCATTTACCGAACCAGGCAGGCTTGGCGGCCCGGAAATCAGGGCGATCTCTTCGCGCATTGCGGGCGCCAGCTGGCCGTTGTCGATCTTGTCCTTCAGCGCATCGAGCATGTTGGTCACGTCCGTGGACGTGGAAGCCACCACTTTCAGGAAGGCGCTCACCCCGTAGGCGTTCTTTGACCGAACGAAATAGGCGTAGTTGGTGGCGAACGCCAGCCCGGTATGGGTCAAGGACAGGCCCTGGCCCAGGTAATCGCCCTGCGTGGCCTGTGGGTTGGTGGAGAAGAAGTATTCGTAGGTGCCGCCATTCAGACCATGCAGCGTGTTGCCCGGGATCAGGGTGATGGTGTCGATCGTCGCCTGTACCACGCACGATTCTGGGATCGGCGGACCATCGATGTTCACAGTGATGCTGGCCTCGCCGGAGCGGGTCATCGGGCCGAGGGCAGCCACGCTCATCGTGTAGCTGCCAGACGGCAGGCCGGACAGCGGGAGTTGAACGGCAGTCGCCGGCACCTGCTGAGCCTGCACCGCGGTAGTACCCTGGCGCACGGTCACGGCGTAGCCAACGACGGTACCGGCCGGCGGAGTCCAAGAAAGCACGCCCTGCACGACCTCGGCAGCGTCCTCGGTCGACCAGGTCAAATTGGTGGGGCTGCCCAAGCCACCGCCCGGCAGGCTGATAAAGCCTATAGGGTTGTACGGCTGACCCACGGCATCATCGAAGATGGCCGGCTCATTCTGGGACACCGACACGCTGCAGCCAGTATCGGCCGCCATCGACCAGTCGGTGACAATGAACTCGCCGACGATGTTGAGGGAAGGCAGATTGACCTTCACGGAGCGGCCAGGCCGGCAGTTGTAGCCCACGAAGTTCATCGGAATGCTGAGCGTGCCGCCAGCGCGCCGGCGCCGAAGCTCGATATTCGCCAGGCGCTGCGCCTGGTACGGATCGCTCACGTACGAAAACGCCAGGGTCTCGGCCGCCTCGCCGCCATCGGCTACGACCCACTCGGCCACGGAGACCTCGGGATAATCGGTCTCGGCCCATGCCTGGGACGGATCGATGAAGGTGCCGCGCACAGTGTTGAGGGCCGAATCGTTGGAAGGCTCGGTGCTGCCGGTGACGGTGCCGGTGACCATGTCCTCGGTGATCTCGAAGTCATATGGCCCGTAGTAGGCCCCCACCTGCAGCATCCAGCGACCGCCGACACGGATCAGCTTGCCACCGCACGCTGCCTCCAGCTTCTGCATGACCTGGGTGCGCGACTCGTCGGCGCCGATCACGCAGCCCGAGTGATAGCGCGGTGAAGTGGAGCCGTCCGGGTTGGCGACCGACTCGTCGCATACGCTGGCACTGTTGGCGAAGCTGGCGTACACGATCTCATCATCTGGCACGCCGCAGCGATTGCGCAGGAACCAGAGAATGTGCAGTGCCGTGTTCGCGCTGTATCCCGTCATGCCGGTGCGCGGGTCGTAGATATCCCGACGCCCACGGATGACGAAGCGGACGTCAGGAATGCCCGATGGGTACTTTTCCGCGCTGTACTTGAACGACAGACGAACGTAGGACAGACCCCGCCCGATCTGGGTGTCGCGCCAATCCGGGCAGTTGGCCTTCAAAAAGGCGTTTACCTGAGCTGGGTCGACGACAAGCTCATAGGAGGCATGTTCACCATAGGCCTGGACAACCTCTTCACCGAGATAGATATCCTCCAGGCCATCGATAGCCCCCTCAGACAGCACATAGACCATGTGCAGCCATTCACCATCGGTCTGGTCACCGGCTTGCTCCTGCCCCCAGGCCAGCACGCCGCCGGTGCTCACCCGACCCAACACGTAGCGGGCGGCAGCTTTTGAAGAGCGCAGGGTCTGGCTGGACGGCTCACTGGCACGCAGCGAACCGGTATCCAGCTTGTCCTGCTGCGAAGAGACGTAGAACGCCAGCGCGGCACCTGCCAGGGCTCCCCAAGGGCCACCCTGGGCGAAGCCGACCACGGCGCCGACGGCGATCTGGGCGACCTTGCTGACTGCTGAACTCATTCAACTCTCCAAACCGTTAACGGTTCACACTCGATACGGCACACCCCGTCAGGGGAAACCGACCAGAACTCATCTGCCCAGAACACCGCCACGCCACGACCATTTGGGCCGTCGTAGAGCGCGATGTCGCCTCGCTGGATCAATCCAGGCTGAACCCGGGTAAAGCAGCCATCCCAGGCGCCCTCTAACGATCCGTGCAGCTTCTTCAGAAGGCGCTTGGCGCCGGCCTCGGTTGAGTACTTGCCCCGGTAGGCCTCGGCAGGGTCCACACCGCACACCGCAACGGCGCAGTCGGCGGCAAACAGGCAGCAGTCGAATTCACCCCATGAAAAAGGCCGCTCTATGGCGGCCTTGATCGTGTGGGCAAGCTGCGTCGTCCAATCGCGCTTTCGCATGGTCACTTCTCGTAGGTGAACTTCGGGGCGTCCTTGGAGGCGCCCCAGTAGATGGGCCAGTCGGCAATTTGGGCGATCGCGAAGAAGAAGCGGTCATCCTGCCGGCGCGCGCGGTGGTTTTCATCCGTCCACCGCTCGGTACCAGTGCGATTCCACTCGGCCATTCGATCAATGAGCGGAACCGTGATGCTGTTGCCCGCCTCGCCATTGCCGGCGTAGGAGAACTTGGCGGCATCCATCCGTCCGCTGAACAGGATGTCGGCGGCGTAGGTGCCGTCCTCGGCGAACACCACGAACATGAGTTTGCCGGCCCGACCTCGACAGCCTTTCAGCGAGGTTTCGGTGATGATCTGGGTATCCAGGCCGTTCAACGTCAGGTCAATCGACATTGGCGAGCCTGAGTTGCTGCTCTCCTGTGACTGGCCGACGGCGCCGAAGCTGCCGACGCCCTGGTAGGTGATGCCGTCGATGACCAAGTCGCCGGTACCGGTGTGCGCGAAGACCATGCCATCAGGGAAATCGAGCTGGCAGGCATACACCGCCATGAAGTTACCCCTGGCAATGATGTCGACCACCGTTTGGCTGAAGGGGAAAACGCCTGTGGCCATCAGAAGGCCTCCCGAAACTGGAAGCTACCGTTTGACACCACCGGCTGGATGCTCCATTGGTTGGTGTCATCCATGCGGCGCATCTCGCAGTAGGGGTTCTTGTACTCGACCGGAGTGCCGGCGGCGATGGTCTTGCGCACACGCTTGTTCACGTAGATCACGGCCTTGCCGGCGGCGTCAGTCGAAGCTTGCTCAACGACCTCGAACATTTCGCCGCCGATGGTAATGTGGTCGCCGCGGCTGAACACCTGGCGGCTTGCCGTCATGCCCTGCAGCTGCAGGAACGTCGACTGGGCATTGGCCGAGGCCACGGTCGGAGCGCCGATGTTATCGGTCCGGGTTCGAGTGATCGACGGAACCTTCACCGTGCCAAACATGCCGTGTAGGCGGCCCAGCAGCGATGTCAGCTCGCGCTCTTCCTCTTCGTAGAGCACACCAAAGTTGAGCGTGCACATCCAGTACGAGCCCGGCTGCGCCACGATCTGCTGGGAATTCGACAGCGACGAGGTGAACGCCCGGTTGTTGTAGACGATTCCCCAAGTCACCTCAGTGGGTTCCAGGGATTCCGGCCATTCCTCCGCCATTGGATAGCTCCAAGAAAAAGCCCGCCGAAGCGGGCTGGATCAATCATCTGCGCTCGAGCAACTGCCTCGCCGCACCATTCGTTTTGAAGTCTCTCAGCATCAGCTGGTAGCCACCCTGGGCGCCGTCCAGCGCTACCTTTCGGATATCCTCTTTGGACAGAGCGCCCGCCCCATTGCTGAAGTGAAAATGCTGAGTGATGCCGCCGAAGCTGATCGAGGAATTCCCGCCGGCATCGCCCGCGCCTGCGGCCATCACGCCGAGCGAACCATCCGGCCCGCGGTGCAGCGGCAGGATTGCCTCTGGCCCCGCCTCCGCGAAGATGCCCGCCCCCTTGGCGAAGGCGAACATCTGCGGGCTGTCGTACACCTGGCCAGAGTAGGCAGACAGGCTGGGCGACTCGTAGACACCGCCCTTGGCATTCTTCACGAATGAGCCTTCGCTGAACCCCGTCATGGTGCCCTGCCCCAGTGCCGAGCTGCCGCCACCAAGGAAACCGAATGCCGAACTGAGAAAGCCGGCGGCGGCCTGGCGCACCTGGATGCGAATCAGGTCCTCGATGATCGCGTCCGCGAAGTCTTTGAACGACGCCTTCCCGGTCTTGATGAACTGGACAATGCCATCTTCAAGGTTGCTGAACGCATTGGTGAATAGTTCCTGTGTCTGGCCAGCGACATCGGCAGCGCTGTCGAGGTAGTTCTCCAGGGCTGCCGTGGCGCCATTGGACCAGCTCGACTGCGCCTCATCGACCCGTTCGAAATAGGTCTGTTGGGCAGCGAGACGCTTGTTAAGCTCGTCCGTGAGTACCTGCGTTTCCTGTTGGTACAACTCCGGACTGATCTGCCCAGTGTTGCGCTGCTCGTTCAGGGCGTTTAGGTCTTCCACGTACTTCTGGCGCATCGCCAACTCTGCCCGCATGCGGTCGCGAGCTTTGTCACCACGGCCGATGCCGGCCAGGTCCTGATCGTAGCCATTGATCGTAGTCTGGGTGCTGGTCGCCTGTGCCGACTTGAATGCACTGAGCTTGAGAGCGTCCTCGTTAGCTTTCTTGATCTTGTTGAGCGCGTCTAGCTCGGCAGCCAGCTCCAGCAAGCGCTTCTGCTGAGCGTTCGACAGATCGCCGAGCTTGCCCTCCTGCAGCTCGAAGGAAAGCTTCGCGACTTCCGTCGCATCCTTCTGCTTGTCGCCAGTGGTGTTGATCAGCTGAATCTGCCGTTTGTAGCCTTCCTCGGCGGACTCGAAATCCTTCAGCTGTTTCTTGGCGGACTGCTCGGCCTCAGATGAGCCCTTTCGGCGCGCCTTAGTGGCTTCGTCGTCGGCTTTCTTCTGGGCATCTCGTGCTGCTGCAACTGAAAGGATCGCCGCCTTTTCACCTTCCGTAAGGTCGGTTCTCTCAGCTATGTAGCGCTTGGCGGCATCGGTGTTGGTTTTGTCCTGTGCTGAGGCTAGCTGCTTCAGCTGTTGATCAAGGTACTTTTGAGTTTCCTGGGCGGCCGCCGCCCTAGCCGCCGCGTTCTGCCTCTCTGCTTTCGTATTGGCGTCAGTTTCACCTGTCAGCTCAGCCATGGCCTCCTTGAGTCGGCTGATTACCTCAGCCTTCTCAGTTGCTGCGCCGCCGCTCTCCTCAAGCGCATCAGCCATTTCAGAGGTGACACCTGGCACCTCCCTGATTCGATCAGCTACTTCCTTCCAGTCAACAGCCATGCCATCAGCCTGATCAGCTGAGGCCTTCTTCACGATTTCCATTGCTGCCTGGAACTCGGCAGGCAGAGGCGCTATCCCTCCCATGAATCCGGCAGCGCCAGCCAGCCCGGCATTAGTTAGGCTGCTCTGGAACTCGAACGCAATCGATCCGGCTGCAGTCGTCAGCTCGCTTTCGGCATCCTGAATCGAGGCCTTGAGCTCGCGAAGGGTGACTGATTGGGTGGCCCGATTCAGCTTGTTGAAGCGCTCGACCAGCTTATCTATTGGATCGTTGAGGTCGCCAAGCTTCTGCTCAAGGACGCTAGTATTGTCCCGCAGCGTGAGGAAGGCCGTTGCCGCACCAATTGCCAGGGCGGCGATGCCCGCAGGGCCACCGAGCACGCCCATTAATCCAAGAGACGCCCGACTAACCGTCGCTTGCGCAGCAGCGACCGCGTTCGTTGCTCGGGTTTCGAGCATCCGCGCCTCAGCGAGCTGTAGAGACATCTGGGTTTGCACAGCAGTGCCGCGCGCCGCAATGGCCTCTTTCTCAGCCAGAAACACGGCTGTTTGGGCCTTCTGCTGTTCTGCCTGCGCGGCAAGCAACACAGCAGTTGCCTGGGACTTCCGTGCGATGGCGTCCGAGATAGCGCTCCTGGTCGCCGCAAGTGAAGCTGCGGCACTACCCGCCAGACTTCGGGCGTATCCCGCAAGTGCCCCAACAGCTACAACACCAGCAACGTTGGCAAGCGATTCGAAGTTATCTCCGATAACACTGATACCCTGAGCCAGAACCCCCGTTCCATCAGTGGTCTCATTCAGGCGACCGATGTAGACGGAGAAAGCGTTGCTGAGATTCTGCAGTGCATCACGAACCGCTACGCCCATGCTGTCGGCCAGTTCACCGTTTGCCTGTGCCGACTTCTGTAAGCCCTCGGTGAGGATATCCAGACTGAGCTTGCCGTCTGCACCGAGAGCGCGGATCTCCTCGGCACTCTTGCCGGTCGCTTTTGCTAGCGTGTCTACGATGGTTGGCATCGCCGCTAGGATCGACTGCCAACCATCGGCCTCGACCTTGCCAGTCTGCAGCGCTTTGGAATATGCATCAATTGCAGAGGCGGCTTTGTCAGTGCTGGCCGAGTTGGTCACAAGCAGGAAGCTGAAACTGTCCATCACATCCAGCGCTTCGCTGGTGTTGTACCCCATGGACTTGAGGCTGTCTGCCGTCCGGATGTACAGCTCTTGAG